ATGGGCGAGCTTAACCACCCTTCATCTGCCGATGTAGACCTCGAAAGAGCCTGTCACTTGGTTGAATTCCTCAAAGAAGAGAAAGAAGGGGATAGATACGTATTCGTCGGTAGGTCTAAAGTCTTAACTACCCCCTGCGGCAAAATTGTTCATTCTCTCGTTAATGACGGGGTAACGGTTGGTATGTCCTCTCGCGCTCTTGGTCAGCTTACCGAAAAGACTTCCTATAATGAAGTCCAAAATATGAGACTCGTCGCTATTGACTGCGTTGCTGACCCTTCTTTTAGCGAAGCATTTGTAAATGGCATTCTCGAATCTAAAGAATGGGTATTAAAAGACGATGGGCATTTTCAAGAAAACTACGAAACATTTGAAAAAGCTTTTGTAAACCTGCCTTCTAAAGAAAAAGAGCAATATTTAACGGAACAAATTATCAAATTTTTAAGAAATATCTACTAAGTTGATTAAATATATTTATTATAAAATGAATAAGCATATTCAAAAAAAATGTATAAAAGGATTTGTAGCGTCCATTATAGCGGAGGACTACAAATTCGCTAACCTTTTTTTAGAGAAGGCGGTAGAATTAAAAATTAAAGACCGCATTAAAACTGCTAAACAACATAAAATTTTTAACCCATGAGTAAGCAACAGAAAACAACCTCCGACAGTAATATAGCAACTGTTCTTAGAGAAGCTACAAACGGGCTTCTCAATGAAAAATCTCTTGAAATTATCGAATCCGCTTTTAATGAAGAAGTCGAGAAGAGAGCCGTTCTTAGAGAGCAAGCTGCTTTAGAATTACAAGACCAAGAATATTCCGATAAGTTAGTTCAAGTTTTAGAAGCTATTGATCGTGATAAAACGAAAAAGCTTGTAAAAGTTGTTGAGGCTATTGATAGGAATAACGCTCTCAAGCTTAAGAAAGTTATCAGAAAGTATAACAATGCTCTTCATGGGGATGCTCGTACATTTAAAGAGTCTGTTGTAAAGCACATCAGCGATTATTTGGAGGTTTACTTGGAGGAATTAATTCCTCAGCAATCGATTAACGAAGCAGTTAAGAACAAGAAAGCTTACTCTGTGCTTGCTGGATTGAGAAACCAATTATCTATTGGAAGTTCTCTTCTTGATGAATCTGTTCGTACAGCGGTTATTGACGGTAAACAGCAAATCGATGCTCTTCAAGGGCAGTTGGATGAGAAAAATAAGCAAATTGAGAATCTCACCGAACATTACCGGGTCGTTGCAGCTAACCTTCTTCTTGAGCAGAAGAGTGCTGGCCTTCCTACTAAGAAAAAGGAATACCTTAAGAAGGTTCTCGGTACCAGATCTCCTGAATTTATTAATGAAAACTTTGAATACACTCTTAAGCTGTATGATAAGAAAGAAAATGAGCAACTTCAAAACCTTAGAGAAGAAGCAATGGAGACCAGAAAGGTCAAAGTTAAATCTCCTTCTATAGATGACCTCATTATCAACGAACAAATAAATAGAGTTCCTCAAGCCCGGCCTCAACGAGCCGCTACTGATGGATATCTTGAGCAGTTGGGTAAATACATCTAATAAATAATTTTTAACCCCTTTTGTCGAGGCTTGTGAAGCCTGAATCAAGTGAAAGAAAAAACGAATATGAATAAAAACTATATCGATCAAAACAGAGCGAAAACCCTTCTTGAGAAGTGGGCACCAGTGCTTAACTACACCTCGAAGTCTATCGCCCCTATTGAAGATGAGCGCACTCGTATCAATACTGCTATCATGCTTGAGAACCAAGAAGGCTGGTGCCGTGACCCCGAAGGTGGTCTCCTTATGGAGAACAACTACAGTGGCGGCGGTGGCTCCTTCGGGTCTGGTTCTTCTGTTGGCGGGGTGTATAACCCTCCCGGCACTATAAGAAGCAATGATGGATATGCTACTGGCGATGCTCGTCTTCCGAAGATTCTTATTCCGATGATTCGTCGTACTTTCCCTGAATTAATAAGTAACGAAATCGTTGGCGTTCAGCCGATGAGCGGCCCTGTTGGTCTCGCATTCGCGTTGCGGTATAAGTACAATACTGCTGGTCTCGGTACCGGTGGCATTGATGGTGGCGGTAATATTACCTCCCCCGCTACTACCCATAGCACGTATGGTACCGACAATAGCGAGCTCGGATATCAATTCATCGATACTCGTTTCACCGGTACATCGTCCAGTCAACTTACTGGTGGTGATTATTGGAACTTCGCAGCTCAGGATCAAGGCGTTGCCGAGATTCTTAAGAACTGGGAAATCAACAATAACATCCCTCAAGTTGACATCTCTTTTGAGAAGACTGCCGTAGAAGCTGGTACGAGACGTCTTGGCGCTCGCTGGTCCGTCGAACTTGAGCAGGATCTTAAGAACATGAACGGTATCGATGTTGATGCTGAGATCACTAACGCCATGGCGTATGAGATCCAAGCTGAAATCGACCGTGAGATGATTGTTCGGATGATTCAGACCTGTCTTAACACCACTTATGGTGTTGGGTACTCCGTCTGGTCCCCTGCTTCTGCCGATGGTCGCTGGTTAGTTGAACGAAACAGAGATTTCTATCAAAGACTTATTATCGAAGCAAACCGCATTGCTGTGCGTAACCGCCGTGGTGCTGCAAACTTTATTGTTTGTACCCCCCGTGTTGCTGCTATTCTCGAAATGCTTCCGGAATTCCAATGGGTTCCGGTCCAAGGCAACGTGAATACTCAGCCTGTTGGTATTGCTAAGGTAGGTAATCTTGGTGGACGTTTCAACGTTTATCGTGACACTCGTACGGAAGTTCAAAATTCCGATATTTATGGAAGTCAAGGGTACAGCAACGGGTCTACCGGCGCTGCTACTAGAGGACAATACTCCAAGGGCGTTGAATACGCACTCCTTGGTTACAAGGGTCCTGAGTTCTATGATACTGGTATTATCTACTGCCCGTACATTCCGGTCATGGTTCAACGTACGATTGGTCCGAATGATTTCGCGCCTCGTGTCGGTCTCTTGACCAGATACGGTGTTGTCGATAACATCTTCGGTGCTGACTTGTACTACCACGTTATTATACTTCAGGGACTCGGTGCGGCGTTTTCGCCGGCTTCGCAGAGCGTATATTTCTGATAAGAAATATATAATCCCTTTAAAGAGCCTCAGAGAGAAATCTCTGGGGTTTCTTTTTGTTTATAGATAAATATAAACATGCATTGGTTTACATCCGATTTACATTTCCTGGATACCGACATCAAAAGACACCATAAGCCTTTTAGATCTCCCAATGAGTATTATTATACTCTTATAGAGAACATTAATGAGCGTGTGGGAGACGAGGATATTCTATGGGTTATCGGTGATGTCTTTTTAACCGATAACTATGATAGAGCGGGCGAGCTATTAAGCAAAATACAATGCAAGAACAAAATACTAATAAAAGGCAATCACGATATAGATGAAAGAATGCCTGTTCTAAATTTGTATTTTAGAAAGATATTAGATAAGTGGGATGGAGATATAGATGGTACTAATATCTATATGAATCACATCCCCTCAAAATGCCCTAAGTCTAAATTTTCCTTAACCGGGCATGTTCATGACGCCTGGAAGATACGAAAGAACCTTATCAATGTAGGGGTGGACGTCCATCACTATTACCCTATATCTCTCGATGATGTGAGATGGTATAAGGATAGGATGGACGGTGGAGTCTTCGACGAAGAATCTTATATTAGTTAATAAAAATCTTACCTCTTACCCCTGGCAGCATTTGCTTAAGTTCCTCTCGAGTATATTTTTTAGATATAGGGGTTTTATCTAAATATAAATCCTCCCCTACTTCGAGGTCGGCAGGCAGTTGGGTTATAGAAGTATTGTTTAAATGTAAACTATCCCCCACTTTAAGACCCGCAGGCAGTTGGGTTATTTGAGTACCATATAAAATTAAATATCCCCCCACTTTAAGACCCGCGGGTAGTTGGGTTATCGGTGTTTCAGATAAATTTAAACTGCCCTCTACTTTAAGGCCTGCGGGTAGTTGGGTTATTTGAGTATCAGATAAATATAAATTTCCTCCTACTTTAATATCAGCAGGTAGTTGAGTTATCGGTGCCCCGTTCATATGTAAACTTCCTCCCACTCTTAGACCAGCAGGTAGTTGGGTTATTCGAGAACTATATGAATATAAACCGCCCCCTACTTCAAGATCAGCAGGTAGTTGGGTTATCGGTGTTCTGGACAAACTTAAACTGCCCTCTACTTTAAG